CATCCACAGGGTGCCCAGCGTCGGGGCGGGGGTGGCGGAGGCGCGGGTGGGGGCGTCGGGGAAGAACCGGAGCATCCGGTTCAGCGCCTCGTTGGTGAGGCCGAGCCCGTCTGGGTCGACCATCAGGTAGCGGGCCGCGTTCGGCCGAACCATCAGCGGGTCACCTACGGAGCCGTCGCCGTCGAGCGACAGGTCGGTGGTCATCCCCCCGGCAGCGGCGGTGGTGGGCGGTGCTGCCTCCCACTTCTTGGTGGCGGTGCTGTACGCGAGCACGTTCCCGTTGATCGCACCCGCCACGTCGACGTCGGGCAGGTGGTCGATGGAGGCGGTGGAGGCGTAGTCGACCGACAGCATCCACGGGGACTCGAGCCGGCCGTTCCCGGTGAGGGTGATGTCGAAGGTCTTGTTGTCCTCGATGCCGAGGGCGACGTCGGCGGCGATGACGACGGGATCCTGGGAGGAGCCGACGCCGGTGACGGTGATGTTCCGGCCGCCTTCGATCTTGCAGGCGCACGACCCGGCGGAGCCACAGCAGCGGGGCATCGGTGCCTCCTCAGGTCTTCACGATGTGGTTGACGGCGGTGTACGGGCCGAGCACCGAGAACGGTGTCCCCGACCCGGCGGACCCGCTGTTGCCGGTGAAGTTCGGGACGTCCACGGCGTGGGTGTGGGTGCCGTCGGAGAGCACCATCGAACGGTCCGTGGTCTTGCCGGTGCCGGTGCCCTCACGGATCGTGGTCGGGGAGGACCCGTCGGCGTCGTTGCGGCCCGTGGAGTGGTCGTGCGCGCCACCCGCGGCGGTGTTGAACGTGGGATGGTCGTGGTTGATCGTGTGGGTGTGGGCGGGCATGTTCGCCGTGGTCAGGGTGTGTGACTCCGCACCACCGGAGGTGCCGCGAGGGTGCGCGCCGTCCAGGCCCAGCGGCACCCGGCCCTGCAGGTTCGGCAGGTTGAACGTGTTCGCGCCGTCCCCGGCCCCGTAGGCGACACCCAGCACCGTGAACAGTGCCGGGTAGACGGTGCGGGAGACCTGGGAGCCGTCACAGACCAACCAGCCGTCGGGTGCGATGGCGCCGCCGTAGGCGATGATCTCGCCGGGCAGCCGCTCAACACCGCCGCCGCCGCCTCCGCCGCCGCCTGCGGCGAGTGCGGAGACCACCACCGGGTTGGTCTGGGAGCCGGTGCCCTCGACGACGATGCCGGCGCCGGCGACGATCCTGCACGAGCACTGATCGGAGGCACACCCACACCGCGGCAACCTACTCGCCTCCTCCGGCGTCATGGCTCCGGCGTCGGCTTTCCAGTGGAAAGTCCCGCTGGCCGTCCTGCAGTGCCCTCACCCTAGGGCACAAGTCAGGTCAGTTCCGTCCACGGCGCGTACAACCGGATCTGTGTCGTGGAGGAATGGAAGGACCGGATGAACCGTGCCGGCGCCCCGGAGAGCGGCATCGCGTGGGAGAACAACTGCTGCACACCGTGCCCGCTGGCACTCGCAATGGTCATGCCCAGCCAGATCATCGCCTCGTCGGGACTGTTCAACGACCCCATCTCGGAGTAGAAGAACCCGTTGAACGACGTCTCGTCGGCGTTCCAGTCCCGCACCTCGATCGCGTACGGCCCGAACCCCGGCCCGAGCAGGTCCGAGGCCCGCCGGATGACGGGCCGCCGCGCCTCATGCATCTCCCGCTTGACCCGCTGGTTCATCCAGTCCGACATGTTGTCCGGATGCCGGTCATTCCGCGGCGTGCTCATGCGTCCACCACCTCCGTGCCGCCCTCGGCGTCCGGGTCCTGCCCGCCGTTGGGTGCCGGGGAGAACGTCACCGACACCTTCTCCGCATCCGACGCCGTCTCCGTCACGTTCAGCACGTCCAGCTTCTGCCACTGCGCGATCTGCCGCAGCGTCCCCTGCGCCCGCAACGGCACCCACACGCCCGGGATCAGATGGTTGATGTCGACCTCCGTCTGCGGGGTCAGCGTCGCCTGGTCCGGCACCCGGACGATGATCGGCGCCGGCCAGCGTGAGGCGATCCCCCGTTCCGCCTGCGAGGTCAGCACTATCTCCAACGCACGCCGCTGCTCCTCGGTCAACGTCTCCTCCGCCGCGGCGTTGTTGTCCTCGGACTCACCGAACGCGGAGGCCAGCAGCTCCACCGGCCCGTACCCGAGCGGGTCCCTCTCGGCGGTCCCGTAGATCCCCGAGTTGTTCGTCACCCCGTAGGTGGTGGCCAGCAGCATCCCGTACTCGGTGACCACCGGCGGTGTGGAGAAGTTCTCGTTGCGCATCTCCTGCAGCTTCCCGATGGCCCGGTGGGTGTCCCACAGGATGATCCTGCGCCCGACCGTCGTGTAGTCGAGGCCGCCGGTAGCGGCGAGGTCGTCGACCTCCTCCCACGCGGTCTTAGCGAAGTCCGGCACGATCCGCGACTGCCCGGCGTCGTCGGGGAAGTTGTAGGTGGTCAGGTACGGGATGACGTTCGGGTCGTCGCGGGCGAGCGCGTTCAGGATGATCAGCCGTGCCCGGTCCACGACGGTGTAGTCGCCGAACTCGACGCCGTTGACGACCCGGAAGGCGTCGTTGTAGCCCTGCCGCATGATCCGCCGGTACGGCCACGCCATCACGTCCTTCGCCTCGATCGTCAACCCTTCGGGGCTGTCGAGGATCCGGGTGATCGGCCCCTCCCAGACCCGCACCCCGTCACGGAACACCACCAGCTCGTGCATCCACGTGTGCAGGGTCTCCAGCATCTCCGCGCAGTCGTAGCGGAACCCGGCGGTGGTGATCAGGCAGTGGGAGATGTCGTCGCGCAGCCGCCCCCATTCGACACTGACCAGCGGGGTGATCTCCCCCAGCATGTGCTGCCCGCCTTTGGTGTAGGCGTACACCTTGTTCCGGCCGCACCCCAGCCGTGCACCGCCGACCCGGGTCGACGGCACCAGGGACACGTCCTCCACTGCCGCGCCGGGGCGGCCGATGGCCCAGAACCGGCCCGACTCCGACCATGCCGACACCGCATGGGTGAGGGTGTCGGTGGTGCGGGCCTGCCACTCGTAGTGGACGCCGGCGGTGAGCGTGTCCGGTGGCAGCACCCACTCCGGTATCGCACCGGGCAGGGTGGGCGAGCCGGTCCGGGTCACCCAGTCGTTGGTGCCCACAGCCCGGTAGCGCACGTCGGCGGTGTGCTGGGTGTCGCCCGGGTCGGGGTCGCGGAACCGCCACGCCAGCGTGGTGCCGACGGTGACGTCGACGGCGATGTCGGCGACCGGGTCGACCAGCAGCGGGTGCAGCGCCGCCCCGGTGACGAAGAACGTCGCCGCCCGCGAGAACGGCCCCTGCCGTCCCTGCGGGTCGAAGGTGGAGACCTGCCACTCGTAGACGACGTTGCCCTTGAAGGTGCCCGCATCCGCGACATAGGTCTCCGAACGCGACGTGAACGCCACCGTCGTCCAGTCCCCAGCCGGGACATCGAACGTGCCGGCGATCCGCCACCCCAACTCGAACCCGCCCTGCACGGCAGTCTCGTCCGGTGCCACGTCCGGGTCGACGAAGTTCCATTGGAACGGCACCGAGTCCAGCTCGGAGACGGTCTGGTTCTCTGAGGGGAACCGGAGCTCGGGCTCCTTGGGTGCCCGGTTGGTCCAGAAGTTGACCGAGGTGTAGTTGACCGACTGCAGGCCACGGGAGTCCCGGGTGTACAGCCGTGCGTAGTAGCGGGTGTCCTGCCGGAGCCCGGTCAGGTTCACCGTGGAGCGTTTCGTCTGACCGACCAGGTTCCCGACGACGGTCTTGGTGGACGAGGAGAAGTCGCGGTCCGCGGAGTAGATGACGACCAGCCGCACCGTCTGCCCGGCTATCGGGTCGTCGACCTTGGCGGTGACCGTCAACGCGCCGACCGACTTGGTGACGTGCTCGTCGCCGGTGTAGTCGACGTTGTTCAGCTTCACCTCGGTCGGCGGGGTGGGCGGCTGGTTGGCGGGACGCGGGGTGGTCCACTCGATGACGACGGCCCCGTTGCCGAGCGCACCGGAGCCCTGGCTGGTGGAGAAGCTGGACAGCCCCTCCCGGTAGTTCG